TTACCAAAGTACCTTTCCGCATCCATGATGGTTGCCTGTTCTGCTTCAATACTCCCCTGCGATGGCACTGGTGGATTCAACCACTGGATGTCATCTGGACGAGTAATTGTCATCTGTGATGCAGGTGCGACAAGTAAATTCAAACCTCCTCTGCGAGCATTAACTAAGAGTGGTGGTATGACACTAATTTGACTCGCATCGTTCCTTAAATCTCGTTGTACCTTCGCTTCATATTGGTTCGTGGCAACTAATTCTGGGATTCCTCTGGAGTCAAAAATGGATCGTGATAATCGTTCACGAGAAAATAGAACAAAGGGCATTTGGTTATGACCGTACTCAAGCATTTCGTGCTTACCGTAATTACCCTGCACATGACTTGAAAATGCGGTGCAATAAATCGCAGGGACATTCGTGTCCTCATCGTACTGTCTTTGATATGCGGTAAAGATTTCATAGAGACCATCGAAGTCTCCCTCGACTCCCTTACCCAAAACATTTACTCCGATCTGGATGGGATTTCGATAATCGTATTCCGCTACTCCAGAAACTCCTTCCGCTTTTTCTAAAACTTCCTCGACAAAAGATTCATCGTATCCCTCGGTAATAATTTTTTCACGAAGTTCAGTTTCACTCAACCATTCCCTTCGCATGATAACACGAGCACGGTCAATTTCTGTGCAATTCGCATCAACAAAAATATCATCGTATAACTTATGAGCGACAAATCTTGGGCGATTCTCATGTTGAGTTGGAGCAGGTAATTTTGTCTCTCCAGTTTCACGAAATTCTTTTAATCCCTTTTTAAGTACCTTTGGTTTAACTCCTGCAAAAACTTGACCCATTATTGCCAGTGCTTGTTCTTCCATGTCTGGGTCTCTAAGAAGAGTTATTAATTCTTCAACATCCTGCTCCTGCCCACCTGCTTCCTGCACCATCATAATCACATCTTGGATGCTAAATTTCTTCATCCGCATGATTACTTCCTGTTGCCAGTAGACTCCCAAAATTCCAATTGCAGGTGAACCAGAAAACATTTCTTGGGCAAGTAATTCTACTTCTCTACGAAGTTCTGGGAGCATTCTCTGCTCTAAGAAATATGAAAGTGTATCCCTCCAGTAAGAGGCTTTTTTGGTGTCACTGGTCTCAACTCCAGACACATTCATATTAGACCGAAAGAATGCTTCAGTCACCATATGGATGTGCTCATTAATCAAACGGTCTGCTAATCGAATCTGGATGTCACTGGCATTCTCCCACGGTGTAGGACGGTGACCTAAGTGCTCTTCATGCTTGCGACCATCGTCCGACTGACCTTCCCATCGACAATAGCGGACATCCTCAAAGTCATCTCTCCTGCGAAGATTCCTACCTGCATCCTCCAAGATGTCAGAAAGCTCAGACTGCAAGGCATCAATATCTGGTTCATTAGATACCTTATTTTTATCGGAGTCGTACTGGTTCATGCTTGAACCCCACTCTCCAATAATTTTTCAATATCTTTGCGGACGAAAAATGCCCTCGCACCCTTCCGCAAATATCTAGGGATTATAACACCCTCTTTGACCCATGCAGTCATTTCGTGATCGGCTAAACCCAACCACTCCATAACCTCTCCTCGCCTCAATAAGGCTTTTTTCGGTTCATCTCCTGCCATTCCCCAAGGGGAGTAACAGAAGAAAAAGGAGTCAAATTATTTCTGTGATTTAGCCTTGACAACCATCATGTCGATGGTTCTGCCCACACCTTCTGGTTGACTTAATAACCAGTGCTTTGTTTCTTGTGCAATTGTTGTGGTCAGTTGAGTTCTTTTAAACTCCTCTGGCATTTTTGGTCTACCAGATTGATTGCTTCGCTTTCCACCCCACCTGCCTTCATCTTCAATTTTTTTAGATTCGCTCATTGGAGTTAATCTTGGTTTTAATTATTGGATTAGGCAAGCTACAAATTACTTTTGTATTACAATTTATATAAATTAGCTTACCTTCCATTGCGTGATGAACTAGGGCATCTTCAGTTTGCTCACCAGATGCCGATATGGGCAAGCCCAGTATATCCAAAAATCGTCCTGCTACCTCTTCTATTAAGTCATCCTCACTCATTAATTAAATCCTTCAAATATTGTGCCGTTGCCTTCAACTCAATTATGATATCTGCCAGTGATTTTTCCTCTACTTGGGAATCTTCTGGAAGCTTTGCGTTAATTTCTTTCTCCGCTTGTCTGCGGTACTCAATGTAATTTTCTTCGTCTTTAAGACTGTGATTTGTTTCGATCATAATAGTTCTGAGCGAACACACCAGAGGAGAAAAATCACCTCTGATGCGAACGCAATTGCTAGGATTGTGTCTGGGTTCATATTAATTGATGGTTAGTTCTGTTGATCCGCATGACCAACATTGAAAGTGTTCGTGATCGATTTCATCGATAACTTTACGAGAGGCACGAACCTTAAATCCGCACTCACATTCGATTTTAATCTGACGAGTGGTTTGCTTTTTATGACCACTGGAAATGTCGATTTTCTTGTGAGGATAATCACCGTAACGCTTTACATACTTTACAAGTAAGTCGTAAAGTGGTGTGCCTTCCACTGCGGTGCATTCGGTAGGTTTACCCTCAAGTCCAACTGCACGAGCAATATCAGTAAAGGCTTTACCATGACCAGACTGGCAATCGTCAATCGCATGACATAATTCGTGAATCAATATGCCAAGCACTTTGATTGAATTATCAACTGTTGGACTAACGAAAACCTCGTTTACTCCTGCGGTTGAGCATGACCTTGAATAGCACTCACCAATTCTGCGTTTGCGTTGAGTGAATGCACCTTTGCTTGGTAAAGAGCATGACACTCTAACATCAGCAGGAACGGTCTGACCGTTTTTCGTGAATAATGATTTGGACAACCTTTCTGTTGCCTTGCGTAAATAAGTTTCCCTGTCATTCATGATTAAAACAATAATATTAATTATTATATAAAGCAAGCACTAAATAAAAATATCCTGTGTCATAAAGTTGCAATGTCTTTTATGCCTCTAATTTCCTTTAGGTATTTGATTTGTATCACCAAATCTCCGCTAAGAATATTAATTGCTTCCAATTGTTTTAGGGTATCACCCTTTCCAGATTGGCATTTGTTTGCCAATTTCTGGATGGTCTTTTTGGCTTTAAATATTCTTTCTCTGGTCTCGGAAAATTCTTCATCACCTTTCCACTCCCAGAGTGCCTTTGCGTTTTCGTTAGATATATTTCCACTCATATTTAATTCCTAGACTTTAGAGATGTATTGACATTTAAGAATATTTTCTTGAATGCCCAAAAGAGTATTAAGTCTTTTTTGCGAGGTGTCTTGCACCGTGATTTAATTTGTTGTTGGTAACTCATTGATATTAATAATTACAAATGTCTCCACTGATATTTCCTACCTTTTCAAACTTTTCAATTCTCCAAACCCTCCCCCATGATATTCTTGAACGATCAAGAGTTTTGTTCGCTTTCTTTTTGAACTCATCAATATTGTTACATTCAATATTTTTTGGGCGAATTTTGCTTCCATCTGAATTGTTTAGGAAGTGTATTTTAAAAATTAATTGATTCATATCAGTTCCACTTAGCCTTTCCTCTAAGTATGATGGCATTGCCAACAATTCTACGATTCGCAATCATTGTTGCCATTCCGTTAATATCTAAACCTTTCAATAAACCTTCCTCATTGACCAACATTTGGTCACCGTCAGAAAGTTCGATTAGCTCAACGAATCCTCCGACCATTTTTTGAGCTTTTTTTAAGCTAGGTTTCTCTTCTGCAATTACCCAAACACTTGGGTCTTCTACTGGTTTTTCCATAATTATTGTTCCTGTATTTTTTGGATTACTAACTCTGATAAATTTTTAATAGAAAGCACTTGCCGTTGCAGTTCCCCTTGAGCAATCCTGCAACTTTTAGTGGCATCATCACCTCGGATGTAGTGATTTCTTCCGTGAAAACTTTCGTAAGGGAAACTATCTATAACTGCACTAAGTTTTGAACTAAAGTTATTCCACTCGGTTAAGAGTGAGGCTTTAGAATTTCCGTTCAAGTGAACGGTAGGTGTGATTGCTTCTGGGTTAATGCTCATAATTTTTAGTTGATGTAGCAGGTCAATTCGTACCTGCCAGATGATAAACGATAGATAACCACACAAGCATACTTTCTGGTGTGCTTGTCCTTAATGGTATCGACCTTAAAGTTCCAACGCTCAGTGGTCTCATAAGTAACACCTCTCCAAGTCTCGTCATCGAACTCAGATGACTTAGCTTCATTGAGACGGAGGAGGTTAATTCGGACATCTGCAATGCAATCTGCGAGAGTGTCGTGGTAAGATGATGTGCGGTTCTTGATCATGTTTAATACAATAAATTTATTTATTTGAAATAGCAAGTGGTAGTTGTGTCATAAACCTTTAATTCGATCTATTTCCACCACTACATCAATTGCTTTCTGAATAAGCTCAAATGAATCAATATCACCACCTTCAACAGTGATGTCTTTTTGATCCTTGCGAGTTGCACGAAAAAAAAGTTGTGCTCCTTCTTTGTTAAAAACTCTGGCAATTTTAAAACCTCGGTGGGTGTGAATATGCTTTGATTCGTGTTCCATGATTATAATTTTTCTATTTCTGAATCTCTGTTATTAAGTGCAAAACTTCGTGTTGCGAATCTATGAGCCAAGATAAGTTCCTGCCCTTTTTTAAGACCATTTACTCGGAGCATTCCACGAACAACATAGGGTGGTTCTTGATTAATGAATTTTAATTGTCTTTCGACTGTTTGCTTAAATGTTAATGTGTCCATGATTAGTCTGATATGTGGTATAATGATACGAATGGTTTTGGGTCTTTTTCAGTACCGTACAACTTGTTTAAACGGTCTGCCTCGGCATCTGCCTTTTCACCGTCCAGATCAAATGATCCGCAGAATGCTTTATAATAATATTTAGGATAAGAGTTATATCTACCGTAGTGCGTGTGACCTCCGAAAAGTTTTTCAGCACCGTGATGCCATCCCTCGCCCTTTTTGGCTTTATTGTAAGGAGTGACCCTATCGCATAAATATTGAATAAAATAAAAATCAAATGTGTTCATAAAATTAAGAGTTAGCTAAGATAGTTTTTACTTCCATGATAGAAGCATGGTTGAGTAACCGAAGTTGCTTACCCAGAAGTAAGCATAGTGACCAACGCTCTGCGAACTGGTGTAAACCTTCGTCCTTCAACCACTCTTTTGTGCGAATCGCTACTTGGCGAGTGGTCATTGTAGAATCGATTGAAAAGACTGATAATTCTGAAAAAATTAATTCAGCAAGGTCAGTAACTTCAGCATTAGTGAGGAAGGTTTTAGATTTAAGTGATTCAATGTTGTTCATGATTAAGACAATAATATTTATTAGTATTTAATGCAAGTCCTAAATGAAAATTTCTGTATTTAGTGTCAAGAAAACGCTAAGGGGATGCCCTTAACGATTTAAATAAACCCAGTTTTTATGCGGTTCTTAGCCGAATATTATCGGATTTTTTTCTTGTGTCATAAATTTTTTAGTGAGGTTCACTAAATCCGAAAGTGTACAACTTCTTGTACAACTAATACCCTCCCCCAGTGCTTAAAACTCCTGCATCTGGGTCTAAATAGCACGGTGCTGATAGGCAAAAAT